TCAGTCTGGCATCAAATCGGAAATCTGCCCATGTGAGACCAGCAGGCGCGGGTTTGTCATGCTGCCGCTTTCCTCGTCGACGGTAACGGCATAAGCCGCAACGCCGATGTGGCGCGATGCCATGGCGCTCGCTATCTTTTCGGCGGACGCCGCATTGGAAGCCTGCCGCATTTCGCCCGGCACAATGCCCCCGCGTCCCTTTTTGAACTGCACTACAATAATCTTTTCAGCGTCTGACATATCTCGTGCACTCTCGTTTGTTCTTTAAATGTTCTAGTTATATAAGAGATTCAACATGGTGTTACGCCCCGTTTTTGGGGCCGCCAAAGTTCTACAGTACTATTGGAAGCATTGGGTGAATTTTGACGCGAACGGGAGAGTTTTACGCGTAACAGGTTGAAGTCGTTACGATGGGCCGAGCTTCCCAATTACATGCTTACGAACTCAACATTTTCTAACGCTGAGCGTCCGTTATATTCGGCTCAGTGTTTTCGAGGTCGTTCTTTATTCCGTACTCTGCAATAAAATGGCGCACCCGACAGGATTCGAACCTGTGACCTTTGGAATCGGAAGGCAGGGGTGAATGATTTTCTGCCGCTTCCTCTTGTTTACTCCAAATTGATTTTGCTATCCAGATCAAGTGGAAAGCGTTTTCCGCGATTACAACGGTCTGGATCAAGTTTACTCTGATTTGCTTCCTGCCGCTTCCTATGTGCTTCCTGTAGCGGGTGGAGAAACCAGCGTGGCAAAGCTGACAAAACGGATGATAGACGGCCTCGCGGCTGGCGACAAAGACTATTTCGAGTGGGATGACGAGTTGCCCGGCTTTGGCGTTCGCGTATGGCCTAGCGGTCGCAAGACCTATGTTGCGCAATATAGGGCGGGCAAACAGACGCGCCGTTTCAAGATTGGCGTCCATGGTCCATTGACCGTGGAAGAGGCACGGAAGGAAGCAAAGGCAGTTCTTGGTGGCGTTGCGAGGGGCGAAGACCCGCAACTTGATCGCTCGACGCGGCGGAAGGCGCTTACCGTCAAGGAACTATGCGATCTGTATTTTGAGGCGGCAGACAAAGGGCTGGTATTCGGTAAGCGCGGGAAGCCGAAAAAGGCATCCACCTTATATGTCGATAAGGGTAGGGCCAACCGGCACATCATCCCACTCATTGGCAATAGGCCGGTACAGGAACTGACGACCGCCGACGCCATCAAGATGATGCGCGACGTGACGACCGGCAAAACAGCGGCTGATGAGAAAACGGGAAAGCTGCGTGGGCGTGCGGTGGTGACGGGTGGGGCAGGGACGGCGTCTCAATCTGTGACGCTGCTGAGCGCCATACTCACCTATGCCGTGTCCGAAGGAGTCATCGCGAACAACCCCGCGCGCGGTATCAAGAAACCTGCGGTCGGGAAAAGGACGCGCCGATTGAGCGCAAAGGAATATCGAGCGCTTGGAAAAGTTCTGGAAAATGCAGACGATGAACTGTGGCAAGGCGTTGCCGGCACGAAGCTGTTTCTTCTGACTGGCTTCCGGCTTAGTGAAATCGCGGGGCTAATGTGGTCGGAAGTTGACGAGGCCGGTAGCTGCCTGCGGCTTGACGATTCCAAGGAGGATGCTTCCGTTCGTCCGGTGGGGGGCGCTGTGTTTAAGGTTCTGCGCGGCGTTCCAAGGGATGGCGATAACCCCTACGTTCTGCCGGGGCCACGAAGCGAGAAAGGTCACTACACCGCTCTGGATGATGCGCTCGACCGCCTGACGAACCGGGCAGGTTTAAAGGGTGTCACGTCTCATACGTTGCGACATTCCTACGCCAGTGTTGCGGGCGATCTCGGATTTACCGAAATTACTATATCCGCCTTGTTGGGGCATGCTGCGGGCAACGTCACCCAACGATATGTGCATCACCTTGATAGCGTCCTTATCGCGGCGGCAGACAAGGTTTCGAATGAGGTGTTCAGGATGATGCATGCGGACGAACCCTCGTTCTTGTCTAAGTGAGGAACCCAAATGAACGCGGTCTTGCCTTGTTGATTTTTTTAACCTACAAGTAGGTGGGAAAAATCAACAAGGCGCAAAACTATGATGGTTCAGACGAGCTTATTGAAGGAAGAGTTGGAAGTTGAGCAGCGGCTCCAGCAGTTGCAGCTCGATCGTAAACTTTTGTTGGAAGTTCGCGACGTGGCGCGTGCTGCAGCAAATTCTTCTACCACTTTCCATACCGCCAATGCATCCGGCACCTACGCCTACATTGAGGGTACTTGGGCGTTGCGGGATCGTTTCGTTGGCCCAGACTGGGAAATGGACAGATCCGAGGGCGTCGAAGCAATCTTCAACAAGGGGCTTATGCTTCGCGTAGCCTTTTCCAACGTAGATGTTGCAGCAAACCACTTCCGCCATCCCAAGCCCAGGTCTCCGAAAGGAGCGGGTGCCGAAAGGATTTGTGAAGGAAATCTTTTTGGCGATGCTCTACCGTCATATGCGCCTATCGAGCAGGGTGGTGTCGCCACTTACTACATGATGGTTGATGAGCGCGGCGCTGCGGAACTCTCGCGACCCGTCATTCAGGCCAGCACCTTTATTGCCTGTATCGAACGGATTTTTCTTTCTGATGGTCTCGATGCAGCACTTGACAATCTGGCGCCGGAAAACGACGACCGCGCCGACGATTTCGATCCCATGGTGATCGCGCGATAGCGCCGGAGTGTAGATGTTCAATAGTAAGAGGCTCAGCTTGGCCCGTATGAGGCGTAGGCTCACAGCAAAGAGCCTTGCAGAGCTAACGAGTTTGTCTCCGATGACAATAACTCGCCTTGAAAAAGGAGAGAACCAACCGGACGAGAGTACGGTTGAAAGGCTAGCGTTCGCCCTCGACTACCCATTCGAGTTTTTTTTCTCTGATGATCCTGAGCCGTTAGATACGGAAGCGGTGAGTTTCAGAAGTCTAACAAAAATGAGTGCGAAGGAACGCGACGCGGCTATATCTGCGGGAGCATTGGGTTTGCAATTGTCGGACTGGGTGGAACGGCGTTTTTCTCTTCCTGAGACAAACTTGCTTGACCTCAGTTATGAAACCGATGTGGAGGCGGCTGCTAGATCGCTTCGCGAACACTGGGGCTTGGGCGAGCGTCCGATTGGAAATGTTATCGGATTACTCGAAACAAAGGGCATTAGGGTTATGTCTCTTTCCGAGAATACCAAGACGGTCGATGCATTTTCTTTTTGGAGGGATAGCAAGCCATACATTTTCTTGAATAACTTCAAAACAGCAGAGCACAGTATTTTCGATTCTATTCATGAGCTTGGTCATCTTGTCCTACATCGCCATGGTGGTCCGAAAGGTGATAGTAGACAAGTAGAGCGTGAGGCGAATGCGTTTGCATCTGCTTTTCTCATGCCTGCAAATGACGTGAAGGCGCGGGCGCCACGGTTTATCGATATAAACGTCGTGCTAAAAATGAAGTCCCGCTGGCGCGTGTCGGCGATGGCCATGGCTTATCGCCTGCATTATCTCGGTAAGCTTACCGAATGGCAGTACAAATCGATGTGCATCGAGCTTGGGCGCAGGGGCTACAGAAACGGGGAGCCGGCTGGAATCGAGCGCGAGACCTCAATAGTTTGGCGGAAGGTTCTGTCGCACCTGTGGCAAGAGCGGATCAGCAAAAACGAGATTGCTAAGCAGCTAAATATTCCTTTGGATGAACTGGAAGGCCTAATTTGGGGCCTCACCGGCGCGCCGCGCGGGCCTGTGAATCCTGTTGGTCTTTCGGCTGTATAGGGGCGGCGCGTATTACCCGCAGTCCAAGGTATCCGCGCATAGTCTCGCTGATGCCTCTTATCTCAATCTGTTGGTTGTATAACAAAGAACTGCGCTCCAAAACCATAAAGCGCTTCCTCCGCTATCTCCCGCAACATTCGATGTTCCCCGCTAAGTTCCTTGGGTGATTTTACCTCCGGCGCTGGACCTGCCGACGATGGCGGGATATCGGTATCTCTCCAGAGTCGAGGGTACTGACGATAATAAGGCACTGCCAACTTCCGCTCAGCGCGGAGGCCGTCCACAATCATTTCAACGAACTCTTGATTTCGTCGTGCTTCCTCACGGCGAACTTTTACATCTATAAGCCACTCTGGCAATCGCTCCCGAATTGGGCGCGGATCGTCCTTCACGCGGTCGGTAATCAGTTTATATATAGACGCCGCTGACTCCGGCTCGATTTCACGAGGATCAGAGCAGAAGAATGCCCGCGCACTATCGTATGCGACGTGATGCCTCTCATCGTCGGTAATCAATCCGATTGAGCGGGGGCGGACGAAAATTGATCGCGCTGCAACGTCCTTCGCGTGCCATGCCTCGTTGATCTCAGAGACTAGGTGAAAACGAGGAGCAGCATAAAATACAAGATTTCTATCGGTGTCCAAAGTTACAAGTGATGTGTGTTGGAACGATTTATTTCGCTCTGTGATTGGGAAACGATAGAACGGTCGAGAAAGCGGAAGTCGGTGCTTCTTGATCTCTTTAGCGCTGGCCCTGGTCATGCAGTCGGCCCGTTTAAATTGGAGGTACAGAGCAACCCCCGGGGCGTCCAGCTTTAGGTCGTAGCCGCCCCCTTGTTTCCCTTCTTCGATCAAGCTCGGAAAGACCGGGGCAGCATTTAAAGGTGTCCAGCCCACAATCTCGTTTGTGAGCGCAAAACCGTATGAAAACTCAGAGATGTCAGAGATCAATTTAAACACCACAACCGTAACCTTATGTCGTATGTTTTTATTTGCTCTCTTTTAACGTGTAATTAACGTGATCCTTCACTGAATTTATTCAATAACCTTACTCATTGATCACAGGACACGCTCCGAAGTCGATCTCACGGAGCGCGAAAGTCGCTGTTCAGCCCATTCATCTAAATCGCGCAAGTGGTAAAGCGGGATGCGACCGCTGTATTGCATAGCCGGTCCGCCGCCAACCGTTGCCATCTTGGCTAACGTGGAAGCGGCGATGTCAATGCCATGTCTGGATGCCAAGTACGCCGGAACATCGACGCGCCGCAAACGCGGTCGCGACGTGGCCGGATTCCCAGACTCAGGGTGGCGCTGCTCAAATTCGTTCATGATTTTGACTCCGGTTGTTTCGGATCGAAGAACCGGCATGCCACCGCACTCGCGGGGATTTTCCGGCGGGCCTTGTTCAAGATTGGTTTGTTGCAAAGCGCGTCCTTGCGCTGGCCGTGGCGGTCTTTGTGGCGGGCGCTGAAACGACCTGCATCGGCGGGAACCTCACGCACCTCGTCGCCGACCTTGACCTTTTTCCAAAGGTGCCAGAACGCGCACTGTTCGCAGGTGCGGCCAGATGGGCCGGTACCAGCAATGTGCGCCTGCCCGACATGGGTTGCGGCAATCGCGATCGGCGATATCACGCCGCCGGTTCCCGAAGCCGTCCGCGAGGACGTGCGCAACGCCGGGATGATCAAAGCTCGCAAGGTCCATCTCGGCTACAACGCGCTGGAATTCAGCTTCAAGATGCCGGGCGTGGACCCGCAGATTTTGAAGCTTCACGGCATCAAGATCGGCGAGGAAACGCCCTTCATGATCACCGGGGCGCTAGTGGACGAAGATGGCACCACGCATAGCGCGGTGATGACCATTCGCGGCAGGGTCTTCAAGCCGGATGCCGGGACGTGGAAGCCGGGCGAGCTTTCCGAAAACGACTACGGCGTGGACGTGAACTATTACAAGCTCGAAATCGACGGCGAGCAAATCTACGAGATGGACGATTTTGATTTCAAGGTCGGTGGCGTCTCGCAGTTCGGCGACATCCGCAACGCCTTGCTGTTGTAACGGCTGGCGCTTCTTTCCTCCCCAAATCCTTCCAATCCGGCCCGCGTTCTGCGGGCCATTTTTTCAGGTGATACCATGGACGAAATTTCTGCAACGCTCGCCAAGCCGGTCGAGCATGACGGCAAAACCTACAAAGACCTGACATTTCGCGAACCGGATGTCGGTGATTTGCTGGTGGCAGACGAGACCACATCCGACCTCGCCCGAATGGTTACGCTGCTGGCGCTCATTTCCGATGTGCCATTGCCCGCCTTCAAGAAAATCAAGGGCAGCGATTTCAAGGCGATCATCACCAAGACGAAGCCGCTCATGGGAAACGACCAGAAAACCACGACTGGCGGCTGATCGCCGTATACGTCGCCAACACCGCACACACACCGCTTGACGTGATTGAGCGGTGGCCCGCCCGAAAACTCCTGGCATATTTCCACAAGGCCACCGAGTTACGAAAAATCATGAGAGAATGACCATGGCCGTCCAGCAAAGCACCCTTCGCGTCTCCCTTCTTGATGATGTGTCGGCCCGCGCGAAACACATCACGCGGTCGCTGGACGGCCTGCGGGCGCAATCTGTTTCTGCCTTCGCACCCATGCGTGGTTTGATCGGGCAGGCTGTCGCGCTCGGCGCTGGTTATTTCGGCGTCACGCGTGGCTTCGAGGCGACGGCGGGTGCAGCCATCAGTTTCGAGTCTGCATTTGCAGATGTGAAAAAGGTGGTCGAAGCCAATGACGAACAGTTTGAAAACATGCGCCGCAGCATCCGGCGCATGTCGGGCGAAATCCCGTTGGCCGCAAATGACATTGCCGCGTTGTTCGCTGCCGCAGGTGAAAGCGGCATTGCGACCGAAGATTTGCAGAGCTTCGCGGAAATGGCCGCGCGCGTCGGCATCGCCTTCGATCTCGGCGCAGGTGAGGCAGGCGAAAGCCTTGCCAAGCTGAAAACGCAGCTTGGTTTGACTGTGGCCGAAACCGGCGACATGGCCGATGCCATCAACCATCTGTCGAATAACATGGCGTCCAAGGCCAAGGACGTGACCGAATTTATGTTGCGTGTCGGCTCCTTCGGTGAAATGGGCGGCTTCGCAAAAGAAGAACTCGCGGCCATGGGTAGCGCCATGATCTCCGCCGGTTCGGATGCCAGCACGGCGGGAACCGCTATGTTGAACGTCATCCGCGCATTAACGAAAGGCGAGTTTGCCAAGAAGTCGCAGCGGGACGCCGCCAAGGCGCTCGGGCTGCATTTGCCGTCCATCGCGAAGGATATGCAGAAAGACGCGAAAGGCACCATGCGCAAGGTGCTGACGGCGATTGCGAAAGCGCCAAAGGAAAAGCAGGTTTCCTTGCTGTCCGAATTCTTCGGCGACGAAGCGCGCGCCTTCATGCCACTGGTCGGCAATATCAAGCTTTTGGATCAAGCGCTTGATAGCGTGGCCGACCGCACGAAATATGCTGGTTCGGCATTCAATGAGTACATCCAGCGCGCCAGCACCACGCAGAACGTTCTGGATCTGCTTGGAAACAAGATTTCTAATGTGTTCGCGGAAATCGGTGACAGCATGTTGCCGACCATTCGCGAGGGCGCGCAGGGCATTGGCGAGGTGCTGGACACGCTCGGCAACCGCGTGACGATCTTCGACCAGATCACGAATTTCACGAAGGGGTTTGCGCAGGGCTTCGGTTATACCCGTGGCATGAAGGAATTCATGAACGATCTCGGTGACCTGTTGCTTGGTCCTGTTGATCCGAACGCCGCCGACCGTATTGGCGCAATCTTCATGCGGGCGAAGGAATGGGGCGCTTCCATCCGCGAATTGAACGATGCGATAAAGGATAACCCTATCGCCAAGTTTTTCGCGGAAATGTCCGGTTACGGCTTCCAGCTTTTTGCGTGGGGCATGGGTATTTCCATGTTGGCTGGCACCATTCGGAAGCTGGCGGCAGCGCTGTTCGTGCTGTCCGGCGCAAGCACCTTACTCGGGGCTTTGAAAGCGGTAAAAGGAATCGCCGACATTGTGGATGGGCGCTCTGGCGGAGGTGGTGGGGGCGCACGCGGAGCCGGAAACGGAACTAATTCTAACCCACGGAAAAACTCCACACCGGCTCCTTGGTCTGGCGGACTGCTTAATCTGTTCAACTCAGCGTTTCTGCTTAGCTCGCTGCCCGATGGGCCAGACGAGATGCGGGATTTTATGGAGAGGAACAAAAAACGGTGGGACGGGTACAACGATTGGTTAGAAAAAAATGTAGGCAGTCCTAGATCATGGGCGCAATCGGATAACCGCCCCGCGCCAGCTTCGGTTTACTCACAGATGGCCATGGACAACGCCGTGCAGGCGCGTGCTAATGGTATAGGGGGTGGGTCTACCGATGTTTTGCCCGGAAAAACTGCTGATGATCTCGGCGTGCGAACGGTGCGTATCGACGCCTCATCTATGTCTGAGATGATAAAACCTGCTGGAACGCAAGACGTTCGGGTGGTGAACCCTCAAAGGCCGAATGTAACCATCCATGCGCCGATAACTATAACCGGCGTGGCAGACCCAAAGGCGGCGGCATCGCAGGCTGTAAGGGAATTGGAAGGTGAGCTTTCGAAGCTGGAAGGCACTTTTAGCGATTAGCTTTTAGTCAAACTTGGCGGCAAATGCTCTGGGCTTACGAGACTAATGAGCCCCCCCGCAACGAATGAGAGGATAAGCCCTCCCATGAATGTTACCGCAATTTGGCGGGGTGCCATTTTGAGCGCTGCGCCGATCACGCCCGCTAGAGCGATATTTACTAATATTGAGAGCAGGGCGTTATCTATTCCAAGTGCGAAAAATATCGCGATTGTAATCAGTGCCGAGACCGCAATGACAACTGCGCCGCGCCATCCGTCTGAGCCAGAGCGCCGAGCGCCCCACGCACCGCCGATTGCTGCTGTTAAAATGAATATTACGAGAAGTTCGTTTTCGCTCATTTTGCCCCCCTGCTTCGCGCAATGAAAAACAGATGGCCTTTGCGTTGTCGAGTCATCTTTAAAAAGAGAGATTAGAATGACCGGCGTAACGTCAATGATGCTCGGGGGGTTCGCCTTCGAGGGATTGGGCTTTGGCTATCAGGGTGTCAAACGCAAGGTGAACACGCCTTGGGTGGATATGCCTGTTGGGCAAACCCTCAACCAGCAGCAATGGACCGGCCCCACTTCCGACGAAGTGACAATCTCCGGGGTGCTTTTCCCCGAAGAGTTCGGCGGACAATCGCAGCTTGATGGCATCATTGCCGCTTCCATGGCCGGGACCGAAATGATGCTTGTGACCGGTGATGCCGCACAAGGGGTCATTCAAGGTATGTTTACGGTCCAAAGCGTCGAAGAGGATCGCAATTACATTAACCGCCGGGGCGAGGCAGGGCGCAACGCCTATTCCATCACGCTCAAGCGCTCTGGCTCCGGCACGCTGCCAAGTGCGGGCGGTCTCGTGGATCGGGCAGCGTCCTTCTTGTCCGAACTTTTCCGGTGACCACATGGCGACAGTTTACATCACACGGCAGGGCGAGACGGTTGATCTCGCCTGCCTCGCATTCTATGGGCGCACGGCCAAAGTGGTCGAAGCCGTCATAGATATCAATCCGGGTCTTGCTGCGCTCGGTGCTGTCCTTCCGCTCGGCACGAAAATCACCATGCCGGACATTCCTTCCACCAGCACGGCGAAGCCGTTGACCAGCCTCTGGGACTGACCATGAAACCACGTGTGGAAGTGAGTATCGACGGCGTGCCGGTGGCAGGCCATTTCTATGAGCGTTTGCTTTCCCTTACCGTCACTGACGAAGAGGGAATGAAGTCCGACACTGTAGATATTGAACTGAATGACGGCCCGCCGAACTTTCTGGCGATCCCGCGTAAGGGCGCAATTATTTCGGTCAAGATGGGTTTCGGTGACGATCTCGTGCCGAAAGGCGTCTTCACCGCCGATAAAGTCAATGTCGATTGCCTGCCTTACAAAATGTCGATTTCCGGCAAGGCTGCGGACCTTCGCAGCGGAAAGCTGAAAGAGCGGCAGGAAAGGTCATGGGATAAATCGAACCTCGGCGATATTCTGTCTCAGATCGCCAGCGAAAGCGGGTTAACCCCTGCCGTTGATGATGACCTTGCGGACTTTGAATATGACTGGCTGGCGCAACAGGACGAAAGCAACATCAATTTCCTGCGGCGGCTGGCGGAGCGGCATAACGGCCTTTTCGCGGTCAAGCAAAGGCGACTGATTTTCACTCGGCTTGGTTCCGGTCTTTCGGCTTCGGGTGCGGCGCTCGGCTCCGTTATCCTGACGCCCGAGAAAATCAAGGTCGGAAGCCTGAAAGTCGAAATCAACGACCGCACGAAATACAGCAAGGTCGTGGCCTATTATCAGGATTCCGACAAGGCCGAACGGGTTGAAATCGACGCGGATGCTGATGCGGACGGCGATAGCGTTTATCGTTTGCCGGAACCCTACGCATCACCTGCGGAAGCCGACAAGGCCGCGCAGGCCAAAGCCAAGGAATTGCAGCGCGGCGAAGGTTCGGTGTCTGTCACCGTGATTGGCGATGCGGGTATTGATGCGGGCCTGCCGCTTCTGTTCGCCGATGTCCGCCCCGGCGTGGACGGCGTGCCGTACATTATCAAGACGGCCAAAACTGCCTACACCAAAACCGGCGGTCTTGAAGTGGCGGTTTCGGGTAGGCTGTACGATGGAAAATCTGCAACCGAAAAATCGGCCGGCACGGAAGGCGGTAGTTCCAGCGCCGCCCCGGATGCCACGAAAGCAACCGGCAAGGTTGCTCCGAACAGCGCGCCCGGCACCCCGGCCACGCCGTCCTCATTTCTGACGCCGCGCCGGTTTGGGCGAACGGACGAGAATTAGAAAAAATCACGTTTAGGTAGAGTCGCCAATTCAACCTGATTTACATCACCTGAAATCTATGAGTATCATCAATTGTTTCTTGGCTTCGGGGGATGCCTCTATGAATTTCAAAGCACGCATTTTGATGATTACTTTGTGTCTGCCTCTAACGGCTTGTGCCGGTGGTGGGACTACACGGGTAGGTAATGCGACTGGCGGACGGGTCGGCGTTAGTGTCGGCGACATTTGCGCTGGCATGACCGCGAGTTGTTCAAGCGCTAAAAAGGAAGCGCAAGCCGAAGCTGCGGCTGATGCTGCGGCTGCTGATGAAGAAGTCGCGGCGGCTAAGAAGGAAACCGCAGAATGAGGTGGACCCTAGTCATCGTTCTGGCGACCGCCGGATTTCTCGCAAGCTGTTCCCAAGGCGGGCAGAGCGTGAACGGCAATGCCGCTGGAGGCAGCACCACTATTTCGGTTCCTTTGATACTAGGTGGTATGTCGCAACCGCAGGTCCAGATGGGCTATGGCTGTTACGCTCCTAACGGTGCGCCGATGTGCCGAATGAACCAGCCCGGGCCGTTCCGTAGCGGCTGCACATGCGTGTCACCTTACGGTCAAATGGTTCCCGGAATGATTGGGCCGTGATGCGCTGAAAGTTTCCAGCGCAGACGATAGGCCGCTAACCCGCAGTGCCGTTTTCCTATGCCAGTTTAGGCCGCTTCCAGTTCCTTGATAGCGGCAAGATCGGCCTCCAGCATAGCGGCGGCGCTCTTGATATCAAAAGCGTTCTGCAAGTTCAGCCAGTACTCCGGCGTGGTCTTGAAGAACTTCGCCAGCCGCAAGGCGGTGTCAGCCGTGATGCCAAGCTTCTCCGCCACGATCCGCTCAATGCGTGTGCGGGGAATATTTAGGTGCTTCGCAAGCGCGTAGGCTGACATGTCTAGCGGCTCAAGATAAAGTTCCCGCAGAATTTCGCCCGGATGGATCGCGGGAGATTTGGTGATTGTCATAATCGCTGGCCCTCCTTGGCCGAATTGTCATGAGCGTTTTCATGAGGGTCACCGACTAATGATAATCGGTGATTTCCACGTTGTCCGGCCCTGCCTCTGTCCAGACAAAGCATATGCGCCATTGTTTGTTGATCCTGATCGAATGTTGACCTTCGCGATCACCGAATAGCTTTTCCAAGCGGTTACCGGGCGGGGAGCGAAGGTCTTCAACCGTGGTTGCCGCGTCCAGAATGGTTAGCAATTGCTGGGCGCGACGTACCAGATCGGCGGGAAATCCCTTCTTCACTGATCCGTCATCGATTGACGCTGTGAGCTTGTTTTTGAACGAACGGATCATTGCTTGCCCCCTGATATTGGTATCATAAAAAGATACGAACATAAGTCAACAGAGTAGTATCTTAAAGAGATACGATTTTCGTTTCGCCGCGCGTTATTGTGGCGAAGGGACAGCGAAACCATTCGGCATCTAGCCGACAATCCCCCTGAAAAACTTGGAGACTATAATGGGTTACGTGCTTTCCCAACGCAGCCTTGTGCGCCTTGACGGCGTGCATCCCGATCTCGTGCGCGTCGTGCAGCGCGCCATCCAGATCACCGATATTGATTTCGTGGTGACGGAAGGCGTGCGGACACTCGCAAAACAAAAGGAAATGGTGGCGACGGGCGCTTCCAAGACGATGAACAGCCGCCATTTGAAGGCGGCGAACGGCTATAGCCACGCGGTCGATCTGGCGGCGCTGGTCGGTGGTTCTGTCGTATGGGACTGGCCGCTTTATGCGAAGCTCGCAAAGGCCATGAAACAGGCCGCAAAGGAACTCGGTATTCCGCTCGAATGGGGCGGTGACTGGAAGTCCTTCAAGGATGGCCCGCACTTCCAGTTGCCGTGGAAGCAATACCCTTCTGCGGGGCCGGTCGCGGGCAAGAAGTACACTGCCGAAACCGAAACGCAAGCCAAGTCCAAGGCGCTGGCGATCTTGGGCGGCGGTGTCAGCACCGCTGTTCCGGTCGGGCAGGAACCCTTGACGAAGGCTGTTGAGGTCGTCTCTGCGCAGCAGGGCGAGCTTTCGTCCGGGGAATGGGCGCGAATGGCAATCGCAATCTTCATCGTCGGTATTTCGGTCTATCTGGCGTGGCGGAAACTCTAATGCGGATTTTCGACGCCGCATTGATCGGGGGCGGCATCGTTATCGGTGCCTCTCTCATGGCTGCACCCGCCTACTATGTCGGCAAAGGTGCGGGAAAAGCCGAAGTCGCGGTCGGGCTCCAGGACGATCGTATCACCATCCTCAAAGACGGACAGAAGATCGATGAAGGCGCTTTGCAAGCTGACGATTTTGATTTGTGCGGGCTTCTCGGCGGCTGCTTGCAGCCCAACCGTGAAGGCGATTGAGCCTTGCGATTTGCTTGTGCCGATCAACCCGCGCCCGGAAACAAACACCTACCTTGTCACCCACGACCGGAGCGCCGCTGTTGATATTGCCCGGCATCGCGGACGTTATGCCCTCTATTGCGGAAAGCCCGAGTGATGCCGGAAAAATACACCTCTTTCATCGAACTGATGAATGCGTGGGTTGGTGGTGCCTTCACCACCATTATCGCCTCCCTGCTTGGCCGCTTCATGTGGCACGGCAATGAGGCGCGGAAAGGTCGCCGTAAGTTCTTCGGCATCGAATTGTTTTGGGAACTACCTGTCGCGCTCGGCATGGCGGTTATCGGCGAAAGTGCCGCAGCCTATGCCGATCTCGGTCAACCCGCGTCAACCGGGTTGATTGCGCTTCTGGCATACCTCGGACCGCGTGGTGTCGAAGCGCTCTTTCATAAATGGTTTGACCGGCGCATGGCCGGTTGACGCATAAAAAAAGCCCGCAACGCGGGCTTTTCCATCTCTATGAAACTACGTTACGCAGCAATGAGTTCGTAAGGCTCATTGTTGTTCTCGACTTTACGGATCGAGATTGTCTGCGTTTCCGCAGTAGGAATGCTGCGCTTGGACAGTTCTTCAATCGCCACTTCCTGCAAGCCAAGCTTTTCGATGGCAAGGCGGCGGATCAACGTTTCAGACGGGCTGTCGATTTCGACTTCGCCGCGTTCCCAACGGCCAATCGACTGCTTGTCTCGGTGAACGAGACCAGACAATTCGGACTGTGTTAGGCCCATTTCGGTACGCAGAAAGCGCAATTCATCACCGCTGATGCCCTTCGGGTGATTGACGATGCCCGTAGCAATGACGTGATGAAGCTCGTTCACAGCGGGAACGATGATTACCTCATCGCCGTCATCGTCGGTCTGTACCTCGATTCCGCTGATGAACACGTTCATCAAGCCGCATTCTGTGTAGTGATGCTCAACAACACTCATTTTCATTCTCCAATTATCGAGCCGTCCCTGCGCTCGAATTCATCAATCCACATGACCGTTACAATCTTCATGTAACAGCCGACGTGGTTGGGTATAACAACAACGCCTATGGCTCGGCTCCCGCTATTCGGAGTTTTGCACTCGACGCGATAGCGGAAGAATCCTTGCCTAGTCGCCGGGATTGCCTGTTCGTAGACGAACCCGTATTTCAAAGCGTACAATACGTCAGACGCGATAAGGTTGCGCTCTGCAAGTCGCTCTTTGGCATGTAGTTTGTAGGCGATGGTGAATTTCGGGTCTCGGGCTATTGCCCTCAATTTGTCGGTTGCCACATTAGGCAGCCAAGGATCATTACTCTTCACACATCCTCCGACCGGTCTAGACCGCTGTAAGTATCATGGTGATACCTATCTAGTGATGAATGGTCAATTAACAAGGGCGTTAGTGGACTATGAAATTTTGTAAGGGGCTGATTTCGATAGCCATATTTTTAATGCCTCCCCAGCGATACGTTATTTTTCCCTATCAAAAAAGCCGCTCGGGTTGCGCCGGGCGGCTTTTTGCATTTGTGGCCGCATCCGCTCTGCCAACACTTCTATCCTACGGGTGCGCTCCATATCGCGTTGTTTGGCCGCTGGTGAATCGCGCGGCGAATGATCCGGGCTTAAGTTGGTCTGTCCTAACCCGTGGCAATACTGGCACCGCCAGCGCCTATTAATGTAGCTTTGCTCGGCGGGCATCTTCTCCAGATCGACTTTGACGACGCGATTGCATGGGTCGCAATAGGCCGTGACCGTGTAGCCTTCGGCCCACAAATATCCGTAGGTGCCGGGCTGTGGCTCATAACTCATGGCCAGTCCCTCTTTGCACGTGCCAGAACAAAACTGTTTTTCTCGCGATTGTCGCAGCCAAGGCACCGCAACAGCGGCTCCATAGATATGATTGGCCGGAATTTCCCGTAACGGCGCTGTAGCGCCCACCTGTCCAGCATGCCGACGCGTTTGCAGCGCCAGCATTGCGCGCCCACGACATACCATTGCGGCAGATCAGCCAAGGTTGCCGAATGGTCGCGTTGCGGGACAAAGACGCCTGTCGGCTTCGGCGGCACGTTGTCGTTGCCGCCTCCCGTAAGATCGATATCGCGACGATGGCGCATGTTACTCGCGCTCGGCGCTCGGCTTCCATCCGCGAGTATATCCCCGGCCCATGGCTGCGACGGCGATGGATAGCTGATTTTGCAGATGGTGGACTTCATCAAGCAGCGTTTCCACGGCAGCAACAGCGTCGCCGTCATGGCACTGGATTACATAAGCCGCGATCTCGTCCGGCTGTTTGATTGCGTTCGGGCACACGTTTCCAATCTCCTGTTTCAGAGCCGCAAAGTTACCCTTGTCATGAAAAGGCGCGCGCCCCCGCGCCGATGAATCAGTCTGGCATCAAGTCGGAAATCTGCCCATGCGAAACCAACAGACGCGGGTTTGCCATGCTGCCGCTTTCCTCGTCCGCGGTGACGGCATAGGCCGCAACCCCGATGTGGCGGGACGCCATAGCGCTCGCAATCTTTTCGGCTGACGCAGCATTTGACGCGTGCCGCATCTCGCCCGGCATAATTCCGCCACGCCCCTTTTTGAACTGCACTACGATGATCTTTTCAGCGTCTGACATATCTCTTGCTCTCTCGTTTGTTCTATAAATGTTCTTGTTTTGGGAGAGAGTCAAGCGTCGGTTTAACCGATCGGTGGCAGGTTGTCGTAGTGCTTTTCCCACAATCCTTCAATCAAATTATAGTGGATTTCGGGTCGATCCGGCGGCGGCTTTTGGGTCATTCCCCATACCATGCTCAGGAAAGTGGCTGCTTCCTCACGCAAGTTATCAAGGGAGATTGTATAGCCCAGGTGGCGTATCGTGTTAGTTCTGGCCACATAGGTCCGGCAATATTCTATCAGGGTTCCGGGCCTGTGTTTCACTACAAATTGGTCCTCGCTTAATATGGCCATGTCGATCGCCCATGCAGTATTTGGTCGTTGAAGCTCCTTAGCCAAATATTCCTCCATGTGGGTTAGCACATTTCGAAGTTTCCTGTCCTGCAAAGTCTGGAACTGCACGCCGCCTACTAATGACTGAATGTACTGATACCGCCTAATCCTTGCATCATAGACTGTTCTCGTTTCCTTAGCGCCTCGGGCGGTAGTGTTAAGGAGAATAGACGAAGCCAGCCCATGGTGATGAGTTATGACGTGCAGCATGACCGCGATTTCAGGATCGACGTAGAGATTGCTGAGCGACCTATCCCTAGCGAGTATCGAATATAAACGATCAATCGCCTCAACTAGCGCTACTAAAGACCATCTTCCTTGATCGAGTATGATATTGTCACTCAAAGAGATCGAATTATCGAAAATAACTCGATTGAGACCGTATACAGCTAAAGGTTCTGGCATGGCGCGAACTCAAAATATCAATCTCAAAAGAATATTGAGCTAATGCGAATTGAATCAGTAATTTTTATTGCCATAGATCGAGCTTCCCAAGCTGCTGCTCTAGTGAGCGGCGTTAGTGCTTAATGAAGTGATCATTTATCGTTGTCACAACAGACACATAAGCGCCATAAAAGCTTTCCACCTTGGTCTTGGTAGCATTCCGCGCGTTGGTTGTCTGGTGAGCGATACCCTTTCGAATACCGACCATATCGGAAATCGTGTTTCCGATTGATCCCTCCGCTTCCCATTCCCTCTTCAATTTTTCGGAAAAATCCTTATCGAAATACGATATTAGTTCCAATATTTTGCCCTTCTCCGGATTTTGGAATGACTGGCATAATTTTGAAACGGCGCCGCGCATCGTCCGGTTGGATTTGTGATCGGAGTAAGTGATCAAGATGGCTTTGAGATTTTGCTCTAAGCGTCCGGTAATCGCCACGCACAGGTACTCGTAAACCATGTTGTTTGCATCGGATGTCTGTTCAGGCAGATTCTTCGCCGCCTGAATGAGGTTTTTCAATCTATCAAAGTCCGCGCGAATTTCAGATAGTAACGGCATCTGCAAATGCCTCCTCAGCGATGCGAAACCGTACTTTGATGTTTTCGTCGTCAGCAGTGCTGCTAGAAATCACTTTCATAAAATCGTTGTTCGCAAGAAGGCTGCTATAAGCAGACTTCACACTTTCATCAGATAGCTGAACCCCGCCTTCAAAACTCTTAGCTGCTGCGACCATGAAACAATCCCACATAGCCGCATTCAGTGCTCGGCCACCCGGGCGAAATGGCTTTGCGCCCAATGCTTGAACGATAAGCCTGTTAATGTCGGCCCATACAGAAGAAAGACGCTTAGCGCGCTCGTCATCAATCTTCTTATTTGCGCTCATATAGTTAGTGAGAAAGGACTTCATCGGTCGCTGGTAGCTCGAAAGATTTTCGTAAAAAGCGAAAAATCGAAGCACCATCTCGACGTCCTTAAGTCGGATACTTTGGGTGCCAAAAACCGAACGCCAATCTGCGTTATTATTCAGTTTGAACAGAAGTTCATTGAAGTTCCCGTGTGCCACACATGTCCGAATTTCCTGCGGAGAAAGCTTCATTCCGCCGGTATTAATTCTCTCGAAGACTTCATACACGCTATCCATATTATCTGTCGGCGTGTCCTGTTTGAAAATTGTCGCGTGGACAATAGCATCATCCAGGCGAAGTCTGTCGTCCTCACTTAAGTCAGCATAAGCTAGATCCGCCCACTTTGATTTCAGGCCGGTCAACTGGAACTTCTTCTTATCGAAAGTACCCTTATAGAATCGCTGGAGCGACTTGAGGCGCTGCTGCCCGTCGATGACGAGGTGTTTGGCGCTGTCCTGTTCCTTGTAAAGAAACAAACCCGGGACAGGGAGGCCCAACAGCAACGATTCAATAAAACGAGACGCATCGTTCTGTGTCCAGACATACTGACGTTGAAATGTCGGTATGTAGTACTGCTCGGAGTTAATCCGTTTAACTAGCGCCTCAACGTTGTGATCAACACCATACGACGAAATCGAGTAGAGTTCGCCTGACAAACTCTCATCCTCTCCCCCAACCGCATCATCTACGTTGCGGATGTCTTCCAATTCTTGCTCGGCGCTCTCGGCTAACTGCTTTTCCGTGGACATGCATATACTCCTGCTCAGACACCTTTCTAAACACTCGGCCCACGCGCGCAAGGTGCGGCGGGAATATTTTTCACCTATGCGATGTGGCATTAGGCGTTAAATATGCTGCGGGTAGTAGTCGGACACAGTCTGAAAAAGCATAATGAGTGCGCGGGAAGCAGTAGGGCTAAAAAATGATAAGTCGCTTTTTTCAACAAAACCAGCGGCTCGGTTTTGGGTGCCGTCCCTGAAATGCTCGCTCATATTCTCATGGATTTAACGGTGACCTTGTTAGGCACAAGCGCAGCTTCGTCGGCGATAGCTTTGTCCAAAACTTCAATCTGTTTCTGAACTTCCGCGATATGCAGTGCAGCATTCTCGGGATCACCTTTCACTCCGTACTCGGCACGGGATCGTCGTAGTTCGACTAGCTGTTCGCGCAAGCTCTTTAGATTGTCGATGTGCTTATTCGTAGACAT